AAAGATTAATATCAGAAGCAAATACTGATGATCCTGAAGAAATGATGCTCATTATTATGCAAACTCTTAATCAAACTGTTACTCCCATACCAGAAGAAGGAAAATTCTACACTTTTGTATATAATGCTAAAACTCCTGGAATGGAATATGATCAACATCCGCTTATTGCTTGTATGGGATTATTTTCATGGGGATTCAAAGGACTTAACTTCCACTGGCAAAAATATCGTAATTATACTTGGGATGAATTAGCAGGACAACTCTATATCGTAGAATATGTAGAACTAGATGAACTACTTTCTATACCTTATGGAAAATTCCTACAGGTTCCACGCTAAATAAATAAAAAGTTTCTATAATGTCTCAAACTTTTGCTCCATCTGCAACTTACGGTTCTAGTGCCATAAAAAATAGAATCCGGATTGGTGGTGAATTGGGGAGCAATCAATATTTCTATATAACTAATGCGAAAACAGGAACAATTGAAATAAATCGATATGAGAAATCAAAAGACGGAACAGTTACTACCGCAAAAATAGGATCTGTTCCACAAGGAGGAAAATTTACTCCAAGTGCACATGCAACAAGTGCAGAAACATCACATTATAATTCACCAAAAGAAATAGGAAAAGTAAGACAACAAGCTCTTCAAATTGCTAGAAGAGAATGGGATGGAAAAACCCAACCACCACCTCATCAAGCAATATATGGTACTGATTCTGGAAACATAGGATATACACCACCCGGAGCATCTACAGCAATTAATAGTATCAAAGGTGTTCAAAATACGGGATATAGTTCCGATATCAATACCAGTTCAAGTACAACATCATCTTCAATAAGCAACAGCTTGCGAGATATAGCTTCAAGTGGAATGGGTAGTCTGATAGGTGGAGCACTAGGTAGTGGAAGAAGACAAAGAAGAGGTGGTAGAGGTGGAGGAGGTACAGTATTTGTATATCCCACAACTCTAAGGCGATCAGGAAATGCTCAGGATTACCTCAAAATCCAAAGAATGGTATGGGCTGGTAGACAACGTACTGGTGTTTCATGGGGTGCTAGAGGTGGAGAAAATGGTAGACAACTAAAAGAATCTGTAATTTTACCAATTCCTGGAGGAATTAGTGATACTAATGCAGTAAGTTGGGGTTCAGATACAATGGATCCAGCTCAAACTGCAATGGCAAATCTTGCACTGACTGGTATTAATGAAGGTGCTGGTGCAATGGTAGATGAAGCAGCAAACATTGTCAATCAAGCAGGTGAGAACCGTGAACAAATAGGAGAGGCACTCTCAGCAGGTATTGCTGGAATGGCATCAGGAACAGGTGCTCAACTACTAACAAGAACCACTGGACAGATTTTAAACCCCAATATGGAGTTGCTATTTAAAAATCCATCATTAAGACCATTTACTTTTACATGGAAACTTGCTGCAAGAAGTAAGGCAGAAGCAAATGCTATCATTCGAATTATTAACTTGTTTAAAAAGCGAATGGCCCCCTCAGTAGAGGGAGGAGGTCTATTCCTCAAATCTCCTGATACATGGAAACTTACTTATATGCATAAGGGTAGAGAACACCAATACTTAAATAAATTTAAAGAATGTGCAATGCAATCATTAACTACCCAATACACACCTGATGGAAACTATGCAACATTTGAAACAGGTCACATGGTTGCATATTCAATAACAATGTCACTCCAAGAACTTGAACCAGTCTTTAGTGGAGATTATGATGGAATCGATGGTCTAGGATACTAAAATGTCAAATTACTTCAGTAAAGTTCCAAATTTTGAATATGTGAGTAGGCAAAAAAATGCTCATATATCCGATTATATTACTGTAAAAAATTTCTTTAAAAGAGGTGCTATCGAACCAGATATCCTTGAAAACTTATCTTTCCATACACAATATAAAATTCATGGTGACGATAGACCAGATAATGTTGCCTTTGAATATTATGGAACTTCTACATTAGATTGGTTAGTACTCACTTGTAACAATATCATCAACATCCAAACTGAATGGCCAATGCTACAAAATGATTTTGATAGATTCCTTTTAGACAAATATGAAACTTATGAAAAACTTAATGACACTCATCACTATGAAACACAAGAAATAAAAAATAGTAAAGGAGTAATTATTGTTCCTAAAGGATTACAAGTGGAATCAGATTATTCAATTACTTACTTTGATTCTAATGTAGAAAGAGAAGTAACAGTACTTAGTGCTGATTGCACTACAGCGGTAACTAACTATACCTACGAAGAAAAAATAGAAGATGCTAAAAGAGATATCTACTTACTAAAACCCAAATACCTAGGTGTAATTAAAGATGACCTAGCAATAGCAATGGAATATAAAAAAGGTTCCACTCAATATCTGAGTGAAACCCTTAAGTTAGGAGAAAATATTAAACTTTATCAGTAATTATTCCTCAGCAAGTTTCTGGAAATAACTTAGTGCATCATCCTCATCTGAACTAGCCGATGCTACAGGTGCAGCAGCAACTGGTGCTTTACTCTTGAAATCAGGAGTAAAGGATCCACGACCTTCACTCTCGTCCTCAAGTTCCTCATCGAATACACGACGAGCAGGAGGTTTCTGTCCTAAAACATACTTAAGACGCTTGCTTAAATCATCATAAGACTTAAACTGATCAGAACCAGTAAGAGCAACAAGAGAATACTCTTTCTTCCAGAGTGCCTCTAGTGCCTCATCATCTTCAAGGAGTGGTGATACTTTATCGAACTCTGACTTATCATAGTTCCAGTAACCATCCTTCTTAACAATCTTCAATTTGAAATTCGCACCTTCCCAGAAATCGAAAGGATTGATTGCATTCTCATCCTCAAATTCTGGTTGCATTGCTTCCATGATCTTATCAAAGATCTTCTTACCAAACTTGTAGAGAAATACTCCACCCTCATTTTGAGGATTGGTAGGATCTTTTACGACATAGATGTTTGCATAGTAAGAAAGCTTACGCTTCTGTCTACGAACTACATCCTTATCAGATTCATTACCACTGTTCCAGAGTTCACGATTGTGCTCTGATACAGGATCCTTACCACCAGTGGTAGTTAAGGAATTCTCAATGTACCAACCACCAGGTCCTTGAAATGCATGAGAATACATTTTTGCCCAGGGAAGATCTTCCCCTTCAGGTGCTGGTAAAAAACGGATAACAGCATGACCGTTACCAGTTTTATCTACTTCAGGTTTCCACAGACGCTCATCAGCACCTGCACCTGTTGTATTCATCTTCTCTACTTCTTTGACTAACTTCTGGGTCAGTGAACCAAGAGAAGACTGTTTCTTAAGGTCTCTAAAAGACATTGGATTACCTCGGATTTGTTGAGATTTGGCTTGTGTGTACCTTATATTCTACTAAATTCAACTAGTTCTGTCAATATGCTGACGCATCATATTTAATGCTTGAGTCATATTATTAAACAGAATATTTATATCAACATTAGTAGGAAGACCCATTGCAGCAGCACCCTTACAGATTTCTTCTTTCATTTTTTTCGCTTGAGGATCATCAGATAGACTTAAACGAGTATAAAGAATCTTTTGTTTCTCCAATAGTCTTTCAAGTAAATCAAGATGGTAACGTTGATCTTCTGCATCCATCTGAGGAAAGGAAAAGACATTACTATAAACTTCTTCTTGAAGTTCACTAATCTCAACCATCTCAGCACGAACAACTTCAGACTCGAAAAAACTCATAAGGCAACTTGCTGTAGGATTTTTTTATAATGAGGTACATCTATATTTAGGAAAGGACTGTACTTTTTTATCTTTCGACTTACGGTTTCCCACACGGGATCATTTAATTTTTTGTCCCAGTCTTTCCTATACTCCAATATTCTATCACAGATTACCAGCGTTTCAAGGGAGGTTTTCCCTCCAAGGTAATTTTTCAAAATTAAAGGATGTCCCTTAGAACAATCAAATACCTCATCTACCTTATTTTGATCAAAAAGCACATTTACCTCTTCTTTAAAAATATAAGAAAGTGACTGAATTTTACGTTTCCAGTCAGTATAGCGTCCCTCACCTTCTTTAATCATTTCACCAATCCACATAGTTCCAGGATCAGTTGAATAGATGAAATTAGAGACAAAAAACTCTTCTACCTCTTTATCATTTTTTTGCCGTGCAAACTTTTCAAACCAAAATCGGTCTTTCCTCTTATAGAAGGCTTTTTGGGTTGCTCTGGTTTTACCACGATACTTGATATAATCATAATGATCCTTAGTAAAGTGATTCTTTAGAGACAGGTAGCAACGATAGGCATCAAAGGGCATCATTAATTAGTAACTATATTAAATGCCAAAGTAATCCTTTCTTTATTCTGCTGTTGTGGTTCTACATGATGTAAAACTGAACTGGGGAACATCACCATCGTTCCATCCAATCCTTCATATGCACAATTATGCTGATCAAATAGAGTAGGATGCTTATGATTCTTATAATATATCACACCTGAAAGAAATCCTGCATGGTTATGTGTAGGATTATCATCTCCTTTATAAGAAAAATTAGTCCAAATATCATACCCATCAAAATGACCATCCCACTTTCTTAATTTAAATGATCTATTCTCTTTACCCATTCCCCAATACTTGGCCGACAATCTCAAAACCCATGCTAACCAAAAAGATGACTCCACTAAATGAGGAGAAATAGAACATTGATATGAATTATGTGCCTTTCCATCCATAGAAAGATATCCAGTATTCTCATGGGCTTTCAATGATGCTAATGGATGATCTTTAAACTTTTTACTTTCCTTTATCCATCCATCAATCTCTTTCATGATCTGAGGAGGAATCGTGGTTACCATGACGGGACAAGAAGATCCTGGTCGGAGCTTCTTCATTTCAAGTGGATTATTCATGCTAAAAAGTAATAAAGGGAAAAAATTTGGCGGGATTTTTTTTCGATTTTTTTGAAACTAAAGAGGTAATTTGGCACGAGAAGTCTTCTTCATGAAGTTTAACTCTTG